AAGGGACTCGGCCCTAAAACTGTAGAGAAATTGAAGATACAAACATTCTTCGACCTATATGAATTGCCTCTTGAAATGATGATAGACGCACTTCAATCCGAGAAACTTGCAGTTAAACTGCATAGAGAAATAAATGCTAGTAAGAAAGTTGACTTAGTAGACCTACTACCAGCATTTTCAATAAAGCTAATTGGAACTACGGCTTCTCAAAAAGTATGTGAAAAGGTTAAATCGCTTTTAGATTTGAACGAGAAAGTATGTAGGGAAGCAGGACTAGGCCCAAAAGCAAGAGAGAACTTACTAGATTGGTTTTACGAAGAATGGACAGACGGGTATGATAGATTACCTTTTAGTTGGAAAACTACAGTTCAGAAACAAACAGAACAAACAAAAGGTATTGTCTGTATAACAGGAAAACTTAAAAGCTATAAAACTAAGGCAGCCGCAAAACAAGTATTAGAAAAAAAGGGCTACCTTGTCAAAAATAGTTTAACAAAAGATGTAACAATCTTAGTAAACGAAAGCGGGATCGAATCCGCAAAAACACAAGCAGCCCGAGAACGGGGTGTTCAAATAATAACAAACCTAAAACAATTATAAATTACGGAGAAACAAATGGCATTACCAAAATGGACAGATGAAAGAACTCAAAGTCTTACAGACTTCGTGGGTTCAGAAAGCCCAATCTCTCAAGCTACAGTAGCATCAGCTGCTGAGCACCTAGAAACTTCTACAAGAAGTGTATCTAGCAAATTGAGAAAAATGGGATTCGATGTAGAGCTAGCATCTTCAGTATCTCACAGAACTTTTTCTGATGAGCAAGAAGCTACTCTATCACAATTCGTTACTGACAACAGCGGTCAGTACACTTACGCAGACATTGCGTCTTCATTCGAAGGCGGACAATTCTCTGCAAAATCAATACAAGGGAAAATCCTATCAATGGAACTTACTTCCCATGTAAAACCAGCTGAGAAGCCTGCTTCAGTTAGAACTTACTCTCCCGAAGAAGAAGCCACATTTACCTCAATGGTAAATGACGGAGCATTTGTAGAAGAAATCGCAGATGCTCTTGGTAAAACTGTTAATTCAATTAGAGGAAAGGCTCTTAGCTTACTCAGGTCTGGCGACATCGGCGCTATACCTAGACAAAAGGTTACAAAAGGCTCAAGTAAAGCCGACCCTTTGTCTGAATTAAACGGTGAAATCGGAGACTTAACTGTTGAAGAGATCGCAGATGAAATCGGTAAAACCGTAAGAGGCGTTAAAACAATGTTAACCAGAAGAGGTTTAACTTGTGCTGATTACGATGGCGCTGCTAGAAAAGAAAAAGCTTCTAGCTAAATTTCATTAACATTAAGGCAGAGGAACAGATGTTCTTCTGCCTTTCTTATCTGGGAGGATAACGATTGAACCTAACTTCAGCTTTATTAAAGCAAATTATTACACAGGAAGATTTTGATACTTGGGGCAACCTAAGGGAGAACTATTTGCCTGCAGAATATCAGTCTTTACATAGACTCATTAGTACACATCTGAAAAATTTTAATCAACTACCCACATTTGAAGATTTAAAACTATCTATTCGTGATAGAAAACTACAAGAAAAAGTCTTTGCTATAGAAGCCGTTGAGGTTGATGTAGACGCATGGATTTTATTAGAGTATTTAAAAAATGAATACACACAAGTAGAAATTCTAGATGAATTAGATAAATTTATAGAAAGAACAGTAGCTATATCAGCTGCTGAAGAAAATGTGGAGTCGTTGCAACAAATAGTTTTAGATGTTGCAGATAGAGTGGATTTAAAACCCCCTGAAGAAGATATGAAAAGTATTAATTTATTCGATTCTGATAAGAATTTGAAAAAATACTTACCACTTGGTCTTAATGATGATTATGACCAATCAATGAAATTCTCCCCCAGAGATTTGGTGCTTGTGGGAGGTCGTAGAGGAGCAGGTAAAACATTAACTTGTGTAAATATAGCAAGTAATGTATATAATCAAGGCAGAAGTTCTATCTATTTTACGATAGAAATGGACAGCCGTTCCATACTACAAAGAATGTGTGCACTAGGAGCTAGAGTACCAGTAGGTAGACTATCCACTCGAAATCTTACTGATGTTGAATGGAATAGAGTAGCAGAGTGGTGGGCATCAAGATTTGAAGATGGACAAGAAGATTTGCCTAATTTCTATGAAGATAGAGATTTTGATGAATTTCACAAAACTCTCACGAAGAAAAAACTTACTCGAGACCGTCAGCTAGATGTGGTGTATGATCCGCAATTAAGTTTATCAAGAATCCGTAAGGAACTTGAAAGCAAAATTAACCAAACAGATGTTGGGGTTATTATAGTAGATTATATAAACCAAGTAAAGCGCCACAACGCACCCTCTCGTTCTGGTCAATATGATTGGACAGAACAAATTGAAGTTAGTAAAACTTTGAAAAGTATGGCACAGGAATATGAAGTTCCTGTGTTCTCTCCTTATCAAACTGATAATACAGGAGAGGCAAGATTTGCAAAAGGTATTTTAGACGCAGCAGATGCGGCATTCACTATAGAGACTTGGGCTCCAGAAGATGAATGTATTACATTTAATTGTACAAAAATGCGTAGTGCAAAAATGGAAGGATTCACAAGTGTTATGGATTGGGAAACACTTAAAATAGGCCCTCAGTCAACAATGAACCCAAAAGATAGAGCAAAAATTAAAGATGCAGTAGCATCGGGAGAAGAAATACATGACGCAGTATAGTGATAAAGTAGAAGAAGTTAGACTTAAGCAAGACGCAGAAGAATGGGGTAGAGGTGTAAAATATATACATGGTAGTAATGGAATTATTGAAACTGCTTTTTTTAACGGAGATGTACATATTCAAGAAAATTGGGAAGGCGGAAAAAGCTGGACAATATATGCAGAAGAACCCAGAAATTTAGTTGATAAATTCTTAAGATGGAGAGCTACTCATGGTAAGTGATAGAATAGGTAAAAAGTCTGCTAATTTAGTAGCACAACCACCTTTTGAAATAAGAAAGGTGAGTACTAATTTTATTTTAGGACAAGAAACTGTAACAGAAAATATAAGAAATGTACCTCTTAATGAACCTCTAGTAAAGAGTATACAAAAAGAGGGAATGAAAAATCCAATTTTAACTATGACTAATTGGTATCCTTTGGCAGGGAGTCAGAGGATTCGTGCAGTAGCACATATAAAAGATAACCTAGATCCAACTTATAATATAGAGATAGAGGTATATAGATTTTTAGCAGATTATCATAATGTATTTTATCTATGGGCAGACGAGGATTTTAGGAAAAAAGCAATAGCCATCTGGTTCCAACTTCAAGAATTGGTATTTAAAAGCCTGTACTATGACCATGAAGTTGATGGGCAAGGAAGAAAGATGACTGATTACGAGGACTTAGGCGAAAACTTAAAATGGGAACACGATAATGAATGAAGCATTAATACCAATAATGGGCATTATATTTGTTATAGCTATATTAATTACTATAATATGAGAGTAGAAGAACTATTACAAGAAAAACGGTTAGATTTTAAAGTATCTGGAAGGGATTATTTAGTAAAATGTCTTAATCCAGAGCATGAAGATACTAACCCTAGTATGAGAATTGACAATATAACAGGAATTTTTCATTGCTTTTCTTGTGGTTTCAGGGGAAACTTGTTTAAGCACTTTGGAGCAGCAGCTAACTACTTAGAAATAAAAAGACAAAAATTAAAAGAAAGAATTGAAGAAACTAGAGCATCAAGTATAGGACTTGAATTTCCAAAAGGATTTACTCCTTATGTTGGAAATTGGAGAGGTATTAAACCTGAAACTTATAAAGAGTTTGATGCATTCTTACACCACGATAGGAGTTTTAACGGAAGAATTGTTTTTCCTATTCGTGACATTACAGGGAAAGTGGTAGCTTTTAACGGTAGACATATGACTATGACGGAGACGCCAAAGTACTTAATATATCCTCCCCAAGCCGTACTACCACTTTATCCCTCTAGTGTAAAACCTATAAAAGGCAAGGTAATTCTTGTCGAAGGGATTTTTGATATGATAAATCTTTTCGACAAGGGCTTATCTAATGCAGTTTGTTGTTTCGGAACAAACAATGTAGATGAAGATAAACTCGCTATTTTGAAAATGCAAAATATTGACGGAGTAGATATAGTATTTGATGGTGATGAAGCAGGCCAAAAAGCTGCTGAAAATATAAAAGGGTTAGCCGAAAGACTGGGATTAATAAGTAGAAATGTGAACTTAGGTGACCATATCGATCCCGGCGCGCTAGCTGAAAGTAAAGTAATTAATTTAAAGGAGAGATTATATGAGTAAAAATATAATTGAAGATAAAAAAGAAGATTTGATAAACCAATTATTCTTAGGAGATTGTTTAGAGATAATGGAGACTTTTCCAGCAAATTGTGTAGACATGGTTCTATGTGACCTACCCTATGGAACAACTAAGCTTAGGTGGGACACTCCCATTGACTTAGAAAAAATGTGGAAACTTTTAAATAAAGTTTGTAAAGAAAGGGCGGCCATGGTATTTACTGCAGCTCAGCCTTTTACTTCTTCACTTGGAATGAGTAATATAAAAAATTTAAAGTACGAATGGGTATGGGAAAAACCTCAAGGAACTAACCCACTTAATGCAAAGGTTATGCCCTTAAAAAATCATGAAAACATATTAGTTTTTTATAGAAAAGCTCCTTCATATAACCCCCAAATGACAGAAGGAGCACCTATTAAAGCTTATGAAGCAAAAGGTGGTCAAACACTTGGAGAAACACAAGGAAGTTTAAAATCTATGCATAAAGAGAATAAAGGTACTAGATATCCTAAAACAGTACAAAAGTGGGCACAAGAAAGAACGGGACTTCACCCTACACAAAAGCCTGTACCTATGTTTAAGTATTTAATTGAAACTTATACCAATGAAGAAGATATAGTCTTAGATATGACAATAGGATCGGGAACTACAGCTATAGCAGCTTTAGAGTGTAATAGAAGTTTTATAGGTATAGAATTAGATGAAACTTATTTTGATGTAGCAGAGGAGAGGATAAAAAAATGGAACAACAAATAATAGGGGATTGGCAAGTAGACGGCTGGGAAGGCGGAAAAAGAATAGGCGATCAATGGCGCAGATTTTGCTCAGATAGAGTAGATGAATTTTTAGATCAGCTAAATGGTGAGGAAGTCGCAGATAAGTGGCTTTTAAGTAGATATAATTATTGGCAGAAGCAAGGTAATAAGGCAAAAGGTATTACAGGCGAGAAGTTCATAGAGTATATGTTGACTTTTAAGTATGAAAACGATCACACAGGAGGAGCTAGTATGGCTTATGACTTATGTTTCAATGGAAATAAGATAGAAGTCAAGACTAGTTTTGCTAATAAACAAAAGGGAATAATAAAGCACGACAATTTTAAGTGGCAACATATAGGTATGCACAAAGATTGGGACTATATTGTTCTTATTGGAATAAACCCTGAAGAAGAGCTTGGCCATGTTCGTAGAGGTTGGAGAGATAACCCACAGGAAGTCAATATTGTCTGGCTTAGTAGGAAACAAGTGGAAGATTTTATTAAGCAAGGACTAATAACCCCTCAACAAGGAGGACAAGACGGTGGAAACGACGATTGGTGGACAATACCAAGTTTCTTTAAGGATATTAATTATGGGTACGACTTTTACGAAGTCCCATTTTAGAAGGGAGAGGTTATATAGTTCTTGACATGGCACTTAAAATTTGATATAATATATAAATGAAAATTGCACTTATTGAAACAAAACCAAGCGTAACAAACTATGAAGATAGGTTTGAGCGAGCCTTTGAGTTCGATAGGTATGCTTTATGTTCAGACAAAAGCAAGAAAAAAGTTTTAAAAGCAGATGTTGATATAGATATTAACATAGATGAATACGACTGGGTTATTCTAGTTGGATCCGAAGCGCTGAAAATGTATACAAAAGCAACTTCTGTTACAGAGTACAGCGGCAGGGTTATAGATGACAAATTTCTGCCTGTTATTAACCCTGCTATGCTTTCTTTTAAACCTGAGGCGCAACCTTTATGGGACGAAAGTAAAAGTAATATAATTAAATTTATTAAGGGAGATTTGAAAGTAGTAAAAGTAACTGAAGAAAATGCTATAGGTATTGATAATGTAGAAGATTTATATGAATTTTTAGAAAAAGCATTAAAGCATGAAAATAAGTTTATAGCATTAGACTCGGAAACAACAGGACTGTATCCAAGAGACGGACATATGATTGGATTCAGTATGTCCTACGAAAAAGATAAAGGAGCATACATAATTACAGATATAATAGATGAAGGTATTGAAGTACTTATGCAAACTATATTTAATACTAAGTATGTAGTATTTCATAATGCAAAGTTTGACTTAGCATTTTTTGAATACCATTTTAATTTTAAGTTTCCAAGATTTCATGATACCATGCTTCTTCATTATTGTTTAGAGGAACAGCCTGGAACACATGGACTAAAACAACTTGCGATGAAATATACTCCTTATGGAGACTATGAAAAACCTTTGCAAGATTGGATAGATGGATATAGAAAATCTCATAGAATACTTAAAAATGATTTTCAATGGGATTCAATACCATATGAAATAATGAAAGACTATGCTGCTATGGACGCAGTATGTACTTTACTTATATTTGAAAAGTTATATCCAGCAGTTAGAAAAAATAATAAGCTATGGTCAGTATATGAAAATATACTAATACCAGCGTGTAGATTTTTAACAGATGTTCAAGATACAGGAGTTCCTTTCGATAAAGATAGACTAGCAAAAGCTGCTGTCTTAATGCAAGAAGATATTGATGAAGCAGTATCTAAACTATATGAATTTGATGAAGTACAAACTTTTGAAAGATTACAAGAGAAAGAATTTAATCCTAATAGTACAGTACAGTTACGAACATTATTATTTGATTACGCTGGATTAAAACCCTCTAAAAAGACTGCGACAGGAGCTTATTCAACAGACGCAGAAGTACTAAAGAAACTTTCTCAAGAACATGAAATACCAAAACATATTCTTAGTATTAGACAAAAGTCAAAAATCAAGAATACTTATTTGGATAAAATTTTACCTCAGCTAGACGGAGATAGTAGATTAAGAACAGGGTTTAATATTCATAGTACAACTTCTGGAAGATTATCTTCTAGTGGTAAAATGAATATGCAACAAATACCTAGAGATAATCCTATTGTAAAAGGTTGTATAAGAGCAAAAGAAGGAAATAAAATAGTTGCTATGGATTTAACTACAGCAGAAGTTTATGTTGCAGCGGTACTTTCTGATGATATAAACTTACAGAAAGTTTTTCAAGATGGGGGAAACTTTCATAGTAGTATTGCGAAATTAGTATTTAATCTACCCTGTAATGTAGAAGATGTAGCAGAACACTATAAAACAGAAAGACAGATGGCAAAAGCTGTTACATTCGGAATAATGTATGGAGCAGGGCCTAGTAAAATATCTCAACAAGTAACACAGGACTCAGGAAGATACTTTAGTATTCAAGAGGCACAAGAAGTTATTGATGATTATTTTAGACAATTTCATAGACTAAAGAGTTGGATTAGTAGATGTGAAGCTCTTATTATGAATCATGGTTTTATTTATTCTCACTTTGGAAGAAAAAGAAGATTACCTAATGTAAGGTCAGATAATAAAGGAGTAGCTAGTCATGAAGTTAGGTCAGGATTAAACTTTTTAGTTCAGTCCATAGCTTCAGACATAAATTTATTAGGCGCAATTGATACTCATAATGAGTTGAAACGTATGCCTTGGGGTTCCGAAGCAAAAATATTTGCATTAGTACATGATTCAATATTAGCAGAAGTATCAGAAACAGCAGTAGATGCTTACTGTTATTTAGTAAGAGAATGTGTTCAAAAAGACAGAGGATTAAGTATCCCAGGCTCTCCAGTAGGTTGTGACTTTGATATAGGTGATGACTATTCATTTGGAAAGTTTGAGGATAAATATGATTTATGACGCACTAGAATTTCCTCTATTTGTTGTACATACAGACAATGTAGAACTAATAGACGGGATTTTATGGGTGGAAGATCAAGTATTGGACGATACAAATATGAAGGGAGATACTATAGGAATAAGAAGATTAAAAAGTCCTATGAAAAGTATGTACCCTTTAAAGTACATGGTTGATGATATACCATCTCTACTGAATCATCAAGGGAAGCATTACATTGATAATTCAGGCTTCTTTTTCACTAAGGAAAAGAAACATAAAGTAGATTTAAAATATCATAAGATATTGAGAGTAGAGAAAAAAACTATAGCGAGTACGCTATGGATTAAAGATTGCCCTTTCCCCTTTACTCTTAAAAGGCCTCTGCCCGAGAATGCTTCTTGGGCAGGGATTCTTCATAGGGCAGGAATTCCGTGGATTTTATATGATATATCGGAGGAAAAGAAAAAGGATACTTGGAGAAAAGTATGAAAGTAAATATGTTAACCGCAGATTTGGAACTACTTGAAGAAAAATTTGAAATTGAAAGTATAAAACTTATAGATATATTTCAAATAGTAGGTCATAGACATGAACAAGCAGGATATAATGCTCTTTTTGATGATATTGCAGAAAATGGATTTAAAAATCCAATTATAGTAATTCCTAATAATCAGTATAACTATGATCTAGCTTTAAGACAAGTTAAGTCTAAGTATGTAAATAAATGGGAATACTTTAGAAGATGGATTTGTATGTATGGAAATCAAAGAATGGATATTGCTTTAAAGTTAGGAATATATACGCTAGAAACAGTAATAACACCTAATATTGAGTGGGCTCACGCAGCTCATCTTAAGCTAAATGGAGATCCCGTAAGTAAGTTATGATAAAAGTATTTAAAGGAATTATACCAAAAATGGCTTGTAATACTATTATTCGAGAGGGGTTAACTCGCCCTTTAATAGACGCAGGTATTGGTAAAAATAATACAAAATCTAAAGGAAGGTCTACAAATATATCTTTTATAGATAATACTTTTCTTAAAAGTTACATATATGAATTAGTTACAAAACACTATAATAATTATGTAATAGAAAAAGCTGAAGATTTACAGTTTGCAATCTATAGAAAAGATGATTTCTATGGACTACATAAAGACGCAGATGAAGAAAATAATAGAGTACTAAGTGTAAGTGTTCAACTTTCTAAATCAGAAGATTATGAGGGCGGAGATTTAATATTTGATTATGATAGACACCCTATAGAAAGAGCACAAGGAACTGCTATAATTTTTCCTTCTAATCTATATCATGAAGTTACACCTCTAACTGTAGGAGTGAGATATTCATTAGTACAATGGTTTAAAGGACATGAAAGCAGTAATAAGTGATAGAATATACTTAGATGTTTTACCCGCTACTAAAAAGAAAATAGACGGGGAGCTTACTTATGCTATCCCATCATTTAAGTTTGGTGATCCACCGCTAATAATTAAAAATATGGGAACTATTAGAGAAGATTTAATAACTATTCCATCTGGTTGTATAACCATGATACCATATGGTTACGATATAGTAGACAAAAGAATACTTAAACCCGTAGAATTTCCTCCATTTAAGTATGAGTTACGATCAAGCCAACAATTAGTATATGATGAGGTAAATGACAACAGTATAATTAACGCTTGGGTAAGTTGGGGAAAGACATTTACAGCTTTAGCAATAGCTGCTAAGCTCGGTCAGAAAACACTAGTAGTAACCCACACTCTAACATTAAGAAAGCAGTGGGAAAATGAAGTTAGAAAAGTATTTGGAATTGAGCCTGGAGTCATAGGTAGTGGAAAATTTGATATAAATAGTCCTATTGTGATAGGAAATATTCAAACTTTATACAGAAGGATTCCAGAGATTAGACGAGAATTTGGACTAGTAATACTTGATGAGATGCATCATGTTAGTAGTCCAACTTTTTCAAGAATTATAGATAAAAGTTGTGCTAGATATAAGATTGGACTTACAGGCACACTAACAAGAAAAGATGGTAGGCATGTAGTATTTAGAGATTATTTTGGAGATAATGTTTTAAAACCACCAAAAGAAAACTTTATGATGCCTAAAATAGATATTTTAAACATGGACATTAGATTCATGGACGGAAACGCTATCCCTTGGGCTAATAGAGTGAATGAGCTGGCATATAATCCAGAGTATCAAAACTCTATAGCTATGACTGCAAGTGCATATGCTGCACGAGGTCACAAAGTGTTAGTGGTATCTGATAGAGTAGATTTTTTAAAAAACTGTGCCAAACTCACTGGTGATGACGCAGTTTGTGTGACGGGAGCAATCCCTCACGAAGAAAGACCTGATATTATCAATCAGATATTTAAAGATAAAAACATACTATATGGGACTCAAAGTATATTCTCAGAAGGTATTTCTTTAGATATTCTTAGTTGCTTAATTTTAGGCACACCAGTAAATAATGAGCCGTTACTTACACAGCTCATTGGAAGAATAATCCGTCAATATGATGGAAAGAAGCAACCTACAGTAGTAGATGTACATTT